CCGTCCGCAAGAATGCGAACGAATCCCGGGTCAAAATGCGCCAACCCGCTTAGAGAGAGCCGGCGCGCCACGGTGTTGCTGTCTTTTCTACGGCGAGGTGTTGAAGGTGCCCGTGATGAACGATCCGGGCCTTCGCGTGATAAGTGCGAGCCGTTTCTCGGCGCGGACCGCAACGAGGTTCTGTGTGAAGAACGTGCTGTGTTCGGTCGATACGTCGATCTGCATTTCCATGCGGTCGCGAATCTCCGCGGCAATCGGATTCCCCGAGCCGACGAGGAACGTCCCTTGAGCGATGCTGGTGGTCGGATCGACGGCCAGTCCGAAGATGTTCTGCGTGGGGTTGGTGATCCCCATGCCGGCATTCGTGAGAGAACCCTGCTGCGGGTTGCCGAGAATGTAACGCCCAAAGCCGTCTTTGGTGAGGCGGATGTCCCACCAATCGTTCGGGTGCACCACGCAAAACGTCGGCATCAGTTCCTTCGCCGCCGTGAGCTGCTGGATAGCGCGACCGATGATGTCGATTTTGTTCCAGCCTTCGGTTGCGTCCAGAAGCGCGGTGGAAAAAGCGGATGCCTGCGGAATCAGGCCATGCAGGTTTTCTCCCGTGCCGTCGCCCGAGAGAATCTGTTGCTCCTCGGCGAGGTTCACGTAATACGGCATCATCGTCCTGATAAAAGTCATCAGTTCGCTGAAGTCGTCGAGCACCTGGCGCGTCGCGGGGATCCAGGTGGCGATGGTCTTGGCGCGTTCCGACACAGTGGTGAACGTCACCGCGTTCTCCGGTTTCGTGCCGGCTTCGGCCACCGGAGACGCGATCGCCATCGGGGCGAGAACCTTCACAAAGTCAACCACCTGGAAAGTGGTCGGAGTCGCCGTCAGCAGATCCCGGATGGTGAGCTGCTGACGCGCTTCCATCGTGATGTCGGGAAGACGCCCGATCTGCAGCACGCCGGAGATCGCGCTTCCCACCGCGGCATCGCTGATGGTGGTCTTGCGCTCGAACAACGACCGCGCGTTCTTCCCGGTGAAGGTGATCACCGCGTTGCCTCGCTTGTCCTTCAGAAGACGCTGAACGCCCGCGTCGTTCTTCATCTGCGCTTCGAAAGAGTCTTCGTCTTCCCCCGCCGGCACATGCGCGGCGAGTTTGCTGTCGATCGCGTCCACCTGTTTCTGGACCGCGTCGATCTTGGTTCTCAGTTCTTCCGAAATGGTGCCGTGCTTCGTCTGTTGCTCGGCAGCTTTTTCGAAATGGGTCTTCAGCTCGGCCTGCAGCGCCAGCAGTTTCGCTTCCATTTTCGTTTTCCTTTTTGTTTGGATTTCCCGGCGTTACGCCGCCGGAATGAGCGACCGGATCGAATCGATCAGGTTTGTTGCTGCCGAGTGGTCGATTATTACCGGCTCGGGTTCGGTCGGGACCGCGGCTTTCTGCGCCGAAGTGTCGTCGTCGGTACTGACGTCGGTATTGATGTCGGTATCGGCGTCCACGGCTTCGGGATCGATAAGTGCGGCCAGAATGTCGTCGGCGCTCTTGACGTGCTCGCGCGCCGTGGTGATTTGTTTCGCGGAGGCTGCGCTGATGCGCTTGCCGGTCTTCACTTCCCGCGGCGTGCGCCCCATGGTGCTGAAGTCTCCATATTCTTCGGTGAGCCAGTCGAGGTAGGCCGGAATGAATTCCATGTAAGCGGCCATGAACTGCCCGATGCTGGCCTCCGACGCCGCCACCTTTTCGTCCTTCGACAAATCGGACCACGGGATCGAGCAGAGCGCGGAGCGCAGCGCGAGCCACATCTGGTAGGCGGCGTCCTGAAGCTGCAGCTCGGCGTATTCCGTGGTGAAGTCGGCCTTCGCCTGCCTGCGGGCCTTCACGCTGGTGATCAGCGCCTGCTCGTTCATCGGAAAAGTCACGATGGAGCCTTCCCAGAGGCGAATCTCTTTCAGATGGCGCACGGCTCCGTCGACGGCATCCTTGACGGTGTCGAAGCCTATCGAGAGACCCTTGACGATCTTGGCTTTGATCAGCAGGTAAGCGTTCTTCGCTTCCGGCAGATCCATCAGCAACTGGCCCTTCACATTGAGCGCATCCGGCCCGTCTGTCAGGGTCAGCATGCCGATCGGCTTATCGCTCTTGTGCTGCCACAGCAACGGAACTTCGTTCCCGTGCTCCCGGATCGTTTTGGTAAACGCGCCGGGCTCGATGAGGTCGCCGCCAAGGTCGACGTTGTTGTACACGGCGAGCGACCCTTCGAACGAACCGTCGCTCGATACGTCCTTGATCGCCATGCGAAGCAGGTGCTTTGTCTTCATGAATGTTCTCCCTCGACTGCGATTGGGCTGCGTCTAAACAGCCGGACCATCCCCGATGGCATCCTGAGTGGGAATTGCCGGAGGCTGCAGGGCTCCGCCTCCGGGCGGAAGCGTCTGCATGTTGAGCTGAATGTGATAGCCGGAGCCAGAGCCGTCGGGAATCGGATTCCAGTCTTCGAGATCGCGCACTTCGTCCTGGCTGGCGATGCCGTTTTGCAGCATCGTGGCGTAGCCGGCCATGCGGGTCGGGAAATCTCCCCGCAGCAACGCGTTCAGGTTGTGCTTCCACAGGTAATCCTGTGTTTTCTCCTCGGGAGTGAGCACGCACCGCCACAGCTCCTGCTCCCACCGCGTGAGCCACACCGACAACGTCAATTTCACGAACTCAAGCGCCAGTTGCTCGATGTTCGAGAACGTGGCCCTGCTCAGATCGCCGACAAGATGTGGCGGAACGCCGAACCATCGGCAGATTTCATGGATGCTGAACAGACGCGTTTCGAGTAGCTGGGCGTCCTTCGCGCTGAGTCCGATCTGCTTGTACTTCATGTCGTTTTCGAGGATAGGCGCCTTATGCGGCACCGAATAGACCATCTCCCAGTCCGACCGGAAACGGTCGAAATCTTCCTTGGTTTTGAACTTCTGCGCCATCTGGAGGATGTACGGCAAACGTCCGCCGCGCGCGTAAAAGCCGCCTACGTTCTTCTCCGCCGCGATCGCGGTTCCGATGGACTGCGCGCCCATCTGCAGCACCGAGAATCCAACGGTGCCGTTATTGCCGATGCCGCGCATGTGGAAAATGTCCTGCGGCTTGTTGCGCCGCACGGTGTAGGTTTTCTCCTGCTCATTGCCGGTCTTGACGACGTAGATCAACTGGCCGGAAGCATCCCTCCCGCACCGCACATGGTTCGGCATCAGCGGCTGCAGTTCTATCGCTACGCCGGTGCCGCTGCGGCGAATGATGCGGGCATAGGCATTACCCTGCAAAACGCAATGGCTCGTCAGCGTCTCCCGGAAACCCATCGCGGTCATGTCGTCGTTGGGCGCGTTCCGGAGCGCCTGATACATCGGATGGTGCGTTGCGGGCTGCTTGCCCTTCGCCGGATCCTTGTCCACCTGCAGCATCACCAGGGGAATGAAACCAACCGTCTCGCTGATAATCCTGTTGCAGGCCCACACGACGGAATGATTCAGAGCGCTGGCAAGGTTGACCCTCTCGCCCGACCACGAGATCGATCCTCCGCCCAGCGCGGCGTAGATGTTTTCATAGCCGTTCCGCGCATACCAGTCGGTTGTGACCGCCTCGAAGGAGGCAACGGCCTTCGCTTCACCGGGAACCCGCAGAATGGACAGCGGCTCGGTGCCGGCGGAGATCTGCTCCACCAGGCCCCTGATCCGCGCCGCGATCTCGGGAAACATTTAGCCGACGCTCCGCAGCCCGGTGTAGGAAATCGTGTTGCTCTCCATTACCAGAGCCCGATGGAGTGCGTTCACCGCCGCCGAGATTCCATCGATGCGGGATGAGTTCTTTTCCCGGTCGGGCTTCGAGAACATCAGATTGTCGTTCGCCCATTTGGCATTCAGGCAGCTGGCGTTCCAGCGTAGAACTGGGTGGCCGCCGTGATAGAGGCGCCCTGACGCCACAAGCTCCAGCAACTTCTTTGAAGGCTCCGACAGAGTCTGGAATCCCTGGCGCACCTCGATACAGGGAAACCCCGCTTCGACCATCGGCACGGACATCTCGCGCGAGTTCCACGGATCGAAGCAGATCTCCTGCACGTCGAACATGCTCACGCCCCACTCGAGGCGCGCTCTCACATCCCGGTAATCGATGACGCTGCCGGGAGAGAGTTCGATAAAGCCCTCGTCCGCCCACTGTTGATAAGGCATGCCGTCGCGAAGCTGGCGATGCTTCACTTTGGCTTCCGGCGTCCAGAAGAACGGCAGGATGTCGTAGCCGCCGTCGTCGCACGGAAACACGAAAGCCACGGCGGAAAGATCCGTGCTCATCGAGAGATCGACGCCCGCCCAGCAGCGGCGTTCGATGAAGTGCCGCAGCAGATCGTGAGGCAGCGGGCGGATAACGTCCTCGGGCGCCTTTGGCAGAAGCCCGGCCGCCTGCCAGTGGCTGCACGATGCATCCCACTGGACCAGATCGATCGCGCGCGATTCCTTCTGGTCCCACATATTCAGGAAGTAGCGTTTGAACGAGGTGAGGTCGCCCTCGGCGGCGTGCGAGACATACTGCTCGCCGATCTTCTCGATGTCGAGGAAGCCGCCGTTTTGCTTGAGACTCGGATTCGCCTTGATCCACGTCTCAGGGGCGGCAGGATCGTCTTCCTTTGCCGCGCCATAGATCCTGCCGTAAAACTTCGGGTCGGAAACGATGCCCGCCTGAACCTTGCGGGTCTTCTCGTGCAGCCGCCACGCGAGCGGCGATTCGTTCTGCACGCCCGCGGTGGTGATCGCGATGGTGAGCGCCTGCTTTCGCGTGATGCCCCCGTTCGACAGCACATCCCAGTTTTCAATCTGCTTGCGGGTCTTCCAGCGGTGGAGCTCGTCCGCAATCACGCACGCCGGATTGACGCCATCGCCCACGTCGCCATCGGCCGCAATCGCCGCGTAGAAAGAATCGGGGTCCGAACGTTTGAGGATGCGGTTGGTGCCCCGCAGGACCCTGAGCCGCCTCTTCAGCAAAGGCGACTGCTCGACCATCTTGCATGCGGCGCGATAAACGTTCATCGCCTGACGCGTGGCCGAAGCGGCGCCGTACACCTGGCACCCCTGCGTGTTGCTCATCAGGAGAACGAGCAGCACGATGCCGGCGGCGAACTCCGTCTTCCCCGATTTTTTCGGCGTCTCGATGTAGACCATTTCGATGATCCGGTTTCCGGCTTCGTCCAGTTGGCCGAAGATCTGACAGAGCGCTTCCTCCTGCCATGGGCAAAGAAGGAACGGTTGCCCGTGCCATTCGTCTGCGCTGTGCTTCAGCAGGAGTTCAAAGAAATTGCAGGCTGCGGTGGCGTGCTGCTCGGAGAAGGGCACATTGATTTAGGTTTCCTGCGCCGGGCCGCAGAATTGACTTGCTTGTGTTCGCGACCCGAGTGATGAATGTGATCGCGGCGAGGGAATCCCCGCAAGGAGAAAAAACATGAAACACTTTACGATCGACG